CATCCGGCGGCGGCACAGGAACTATCCCCGCCATGATGGGCGAGTTGAAGACCTGAGCGTAGATGCCTGCAGAGCGACCACCATTGGGAAGCTCTGTGTCGTACCACGTATTCTCGCGGACGTTATAGATGACGGCGTGGGTGCATTCAGTCGCCTCGCCACGAGGGTAGCACCACCAGATTTCGCCGTAGCGCGGAACCTTATAGGCAAAAACCTTGTTGGCCTGCTGGATGTTCAGGCCGTCAAAGAAATAGTTGATGTTCAGCTCGTTCGGAACTTCGCGGACGACACCGTTGTACAGGAGGAATCGGTCGATCCCGCACCAGTAATAGACGCCATCATATTCGATGACGCTGTTCGCGGACAGGATCGAGGAGGACGAGCTGATTGTGTCAAACGAGAATACGTCCGGCCCACCCGTGTAGCTGGCCCTGATAACGCTATCGAGCGTCCAGAAAAGACCTGCCGGGTTCTGACCGCCGCCGCGCAGGGGCAGCCCCTTAACGACCTTTGAGGACGAGATGAATGCGTCGCCAGCATCGCCTGTCGTGAAGTTCGTCGGATCATTGGCGTCAGACCATTGGACGTAGCCGTTCGTGCCATAGAGGAACAGATACGGATGCAGGACGCAGACGCCACCAGAGGCCGACACAGCCGGGATCGCAGCCAGCGGAGTCGTGCCGTAGATGTCCCCGTAATATACGGTCTTCGCGTCACCATTCGAAATGTCATTCGCTGTGTCGGTGGCAACGCCGATAATAACTGTGCCACCACCAGCGCCGTCGTTCATTGCATCGAGGGACCACATGTAATTGTCGCCACCAGAAAAGCCCACGGGCGTCCGATCTGTCGGCGCACTGGCGTTCCCCAGCGTATCAATGGTCATGGACTGAATGCCGTCCCCATATCCCATGTGCATGTAAACGAAATTGTTCAGCGCCTTTGCGTAAAACTGACGAACGATACCCAATGCAAAATTGCTGATCTGCCGATAGCCACCGATCTTTCTCGGCAGCCCGCGCTGAAAGCGACACCACTGACCGTCAACGTAGTTCGCGCCCTCGAACTTCGTGCCATCCCGCTTAATGCCGGGCTTTGACTGGATGTTGACGGGAGTGAGTGCCATTAGAGCGTTGCCTCCAGCTCAACAACTATAGTGTTTGAAGCAGTGTTACTAAGGCTGTCCGTCACTGTGCAGCGGTAAGTGCCTGTCTTAAGCTCTTCAGCGGCCAAGGTTGTCGTGAACGTCGTACTAGCCGAAGACGGGGAGTTGATGGTGTAGCTGTCACCGGAAACATAGGTCCACGCATAGGTATAGCCGCCGCTGCCGCCAGCCCCAGTGCCTGTAGCCGGATCGCTGGTGATGCTGCCCGCACCAGAGCGCAGGTTAGCAATGGACGCAGGGGAGATGCTGATCGTCAGCGGAGGGAAGCCGCCTGCACCCAGCAATGCCATCTGGATGCCGCTCATTAACTGACGCCCGCACCAGAGATGACCCACACGGTTGACGTCACCTTGAGGACGGTGGCGACGCCATACTGAGCCAGAGTGCGGCTGCCGGTGTTAGCCGTCCCCGCCTGACGCAATGTGTCGGTCGTGATGCTAATCGTCTGGTTGCTACCGCTGTTGTTAAAGATTGTGACCGCTGAGCCAATGGGGAAGGCGACAGCGCCGTTAGCCGGGATGACGACGCCGCCCGTCGTGATGCTGATATGCTTGCCCATGTCCGACAAGGCCAGTGTGTAGCTGGCAGTCTGGCTATTCTGGGGCAAGCCCTTGTAGCCGACCGCGTCAGCAAGGTCGGATGATGTGATGCCTCCTGTGCTGGTGATGCGGAAGCGCTCTGTCGAAGAGGTGTAGACCGTAAAGACGTTTGATGAGCCTACATCAATCCGAAAATCAGTAGAGCGCCCCTGCACTTGCCCGTAGATAGTTGCACCGTCGTTGGACCGTAGCGCAAGCGAACCTACATTGTCAGATGCGCGACCACGGATAGCCACACCCAAAGCACTGGAATTGGTCAGAACGTCTAGCGGCGAACCCGGAGAAAGCGTTCCGATGCCAACATTGCCAGAGGCATCAATGCGGACGCGCTCAGTGCCCGCGCTCCCTAGCGCAAGCTGGCTACCACCAAACTGAGCAATAATCGAAGTGAGGCCGGCAGTGGTGCTGGCGTCGATAGCTACTGCAGTCGAGTTCGTGGCGTCGCTGATACGAGTGATACCTGCGGCGTGGAGGCGCGAGGCCGGGGAGATAGTCCCGATGCCGACGTCGCCGGCAGCGGTGATACGCATACGCTCATTGTTAGCCGTCTGGAGGCGGAGCACTGCGACACCCCCAGTAGAGAAGGTAGCATTAATGAATGAGCCCGAAGCATCCGCGCCGGAAAAGAGTTGGTTGGCGCGAGTAGCATCAGTTTCAAATAGGGACAGCGTGCCGCCGCTACCCACGGTAGTGCGGATACTTCCGTTAACGTCCAAGCGCACGCCTGATGGCGCGGTGCCGAGGCCGAGATTGCCGCTACCATCGAGGCGCATGCGCTCGGCCATAGTGACCGCGCTACCGACCGCTACAGTCTGAGACGCACCAGTAAACCAGACGTGGTTGTTCCCCGTCTGAGTGTACGCAGCACGCTGCAAAGCTGGTGCAGCCGAGCTTACAAATGCCAGCGCAGAGGCGGTGGATGGCCACACACCATAGCCTATGACCGGGCCACCTGAAGAAAACTCGCTGCCGAACGTGGTTATATGCTCAGCCCCAGAATAATCTCCGCCGATAATCCTAGAGCCAGCGGTAGAGGATACGTTACCTGCTGTTACATATCCGCCGGAAACGTGTAGCTTTGATTGGGGCGCAGTCGTGCCTATCCCGATACTACCATTATCTTGAAACGTCATCTGCGCGGTGAACGCGCCACCCTGTCGCTTCCCGATGTTTAAGTTCCAGCCGGAGCCATCGGTATCATACCAGAGGTTACCACGCTCAGGAGAGGCGCTGGTGCCAGTGTTAAGTCCGACGTTCCCGGTAGCTGACGCAACAGTGAGTTTGCCTTGGGTGGTGATTGTACCTACCAGTAAGTCGCCACCATTAGTGATGCGTACACGCTCAAGAGCGTTGGTGGCAAAAGCGAGAGGGTTATTAGATGCGTTTTCTACATAAGTAACGCCGTCGCCACGCATGTAGAAATAGGACGACCCTGCTCCCGTCGTGGTAAGGAAGCCCGCGCCAAAACCGCCAGTAGCCGTGTTATTGTTTGAGGCGACCCAGTTGAATCCTGAAGCCGCGTCCGTGCGTACTTCAAGTTTATATGATGGGGCAGCCGTTCCGATACCGACATCACCGCTAGCGGAGACTCGCATTTTTTCAGTTGGCGATGCGCCAGTAAAAAACCGTTGCTCCAGAGCGTATGTTAGCAGGCCAGTGTAGGCGGAGGTTGAGCGGTTGTAGGTTTGAAATATGCCTGCGCTAGGGTCGAACTCAAAGCCTGCCGCGCCTGAGTTGCTAACCACAAATTTATTGGCAGGCGCAGCCGTCCCAACACCCAGCCGGTTGTTGGTATCGTCCCAGAAAAAATTGGCGTTGTCCTGCGTGTACACGCCCGAAGCGCCGCTAAAAACAACAGAGCCGGACGTGAATGCCGTGGCCGTGCCCGTGCCGCCCTGACCAACAGACAGCGGCGTCGTGAGGCCCGTCAAGGACGTAATGTCGTTGTTCGCACCAGATACGGCAGCAGAAAGGGTGCTGCGCGCACTGGCTGCGCTGGGGGACGTAAAGATGGCAATGCCGGTCGACGTGCCGCCAAGATTTACCCGTGCGCCAGATTCGTTTGTTGCGCCTGTGCCGCCCTGAGAAATGCTCACCGGGAAAGAGAAGGACGAAGTGTCGGCGTCCACCAGATCGGTGCCGTTGCAATAACAGATGGCCCGGACGCCATTGCCGATGATGACGCCTGTCTGGCCTGCAACCTTAACGGTTATGGCAAAGCCGCCCAGCGTTTCATTCGCCAGCCAATACTGCTGAAAGGTCGCCGGGATGTGGATGGTCATGTTCGCAGTCAGCGTCCCACCGAAGCTGTACGCGATACGGTTCAGGTTAGCTCCCGCGAGAGTGTAAGGAGACGTCTGACTCGTAAGGTCAATCGACACATAATCGAATGCAAAAGACGCGGACTGGCCGAAGCCAATGGTGAAGAATCCAGATCCGTCGCAGATGACAATCGCGCTGTCTCCGGGATTGAATGCGAGTGACGAAGCGCCATTGATTAGCTGGCCGCCTGTAGTGGCCAGAGAGATAGCTCCCGTCCCGCCATTCCTTACATGGCAAAACCAATCATTCCCAACGGTGACGGCAGATGGAAGAGTCAGCGTGCCAGCGCCGCCGCTCCACAAGAATGCTTCCGAGCGATCCGCATCGCCAATGATATAATTCGAGTTCAGCGACGTGACGGTCATCGACTGGTTCAGGGTGGTATTAATGGCCTTGATGCCAGCGCCGACCAATGAGCCCGCAGTTGCCGAAGACGTGCCGGCTGCATATTGCGTCGAGCGCCACGTTCCATTGACCGTGCTATTGCCAATCAGATAGACCTGATACGAAAGGCCGGGAGCGATGGAGACAATGGTATTGCCCCCATTATCCTTTACCGTGAAGGCAAAAGATCCCGCATTGAAGAACAGCGTTGTCTCGCCGACCGATGCCTCGTTCGCAGGCGGCATCAAGATACTGAGCGCCGCGATAGACGGGGTCACGTCCATAATCTGCGCAACGATATTTGCGTTTGTCGCGGTTTCAACAGGCCAAGCCAGCGTCTGGTTTGCGGACAGGGCAACGGCCCGGTAGCTTACGCCTGATGGGTAAATTGTTGTGCCGCCAAAAACCTCAGTGAACGTCATGATTAATCTTCCCTGCGAGTAATGCCACGATCCACAATCTGACGCATATCCTCGCCGTTGAGGGCCGCGAGAGCGCGGTTATAGAAACTTTCCCAGACCGGGATGCGCTCGTCGTTTTTCAGGAACGGCGTTGCCTCAAGGAGCGAGGCGTATAGCAATATGTTTGGCGCGAACTCGGTGAACCAGTTGGTCTGGGTGGTGTCATCCAGAAGCGGCGGAAGCTCGTAATAGAGAACCTCATACGGCGATGCCGCGCTCGGCGTCGGCGTGATCAACCAGTGGTTATAATCGTAATCCGCGTAGAAGCGAGGCGTGCCAGTGACAGTCGGATTCGGATTGTACAGGCGGAGATACTCATACGACCGGGGAAAGATCTCCACCCGCGTGTCGTTTCCAACGCCCGTGCCCACAAACATGCTGACGGTTTCGCGCCACCGATCCGGCTTGGCATAAACGGAATCGCCAATGATGAATGTGGAGTTCACGACATTGATCGTGCCCTGCACCTTAAGTTCACGAGCCAGCCTGCGCTCGGCCATATTGATAAGCTGCGGGAGCTGCTCATATACGGTAGGATCGGTCGCCAACGTAGCCCCACGCTCAAGGTAGGCCCTGAGGTCGTTGAGCAAACTGTTATACGTCATTGCGGTCGGCATGGTCTCAATCCTATAGCATTTCCTCAGGCTTCACAACTTTGATCTACAGATATTCAGCGAGTGCAGTTGCAATGCCAGCGACAACAACAAGAGCCGTTGCAGCCTTGCTCTTTGTGCCAAACTTCTTGGGGGCTTCGCCGTCCAGCGGCAGGATCTTTCCCGCAGCTTTTTTGAGGACCACCTTCTCGGCCTCCCTCTTGATGAGCTTCTTCAGGTTCATGCTACTTCTCCTACAGCCAAGCGGCGTACTTCTTGGTCTTTAGCTTGCGGTCGTCGAGGCCGTGCGTGCCACCGTTGATCCGCTTGGTGAGGGCAAGGATGGCCGCGTCGCCAACGCCCTGATCGCAGATTGACCAGAGCTTGTTGTGGTCAAAAAACCACAGTGCGCTCTCAAAGCCCAGTTCATTGGCCACGAGGTCTGGATTGTCCAGAATCTCCTGCTCACGTCCGATGTATCTGCCGAACGCACGATAGTTGTCCTTGCCGGTAAGCTGGAGCGGGCCGCGACCGCGATACTTCCATCCGTCTCCGCTGCTCTCCGGGCCGTTGCCCATGCGGCTGGCATAGACACGGTTCGCGATTTTCATCGGCTGGCGGGCGTAGGCGTTGG